TCTGTGATTGTTTGTGCCATATGTTTCATATACCTCATCTCTTTCCGCCATTCTTGGCAATATGTAGGGCGTTTAACGCACGCCCATGCGAGATTCTTGGATCACTTCCTTTATTTCACGGGATAGGATATACAGCCTATAACATTATCAGTGGTGCTTCTTGCATATGTCCTAATACCACCTGTAAGTTGTATCCTACATCCGTAAGCTACTGGTGTAGTGCTATTGGAAAAGATACAAAAATATATCCCTTCACCTGGACGATATCTTTCTGGCAGAGTAAATATTAAAGTATCTGCTCCGGGAGTTCCGCTAAATGCAAATCCTTTAAAAGCAATAGTAGCAATACCGCTCTTAATCCGTCCTCTGATAGTTGAACCGTATAGATTTTCCCATCCTGTATCACTGCTGATTGGTAATTTAATCATAAACAGCGGATGCTGTTCCTGCTGTGGTGTCAGATATCTTTTTTGCTCCAAGTTCCATTTTCCAGCCTAACTGTCATTATACTGTAATATCCCAATATAATGGCGCTCCCATAATCTTCTGATGATTTTTGTACAATAGCTATGTACTGATTGCCACAGTGTAAATACACTTCTATCATTCTAGGAGTAATTGGTAAACGTCCGTAATATGTTTTCAACGCCTCATATGGATTTGTCGAACCATACTCATCATAAAAATAGAATTCAAAGAACAAGTCTTTTTTAAAAGTATCTAAATATTTCTTTAACGGTATTTGTACCATAATTACGCTATTGATAGCGTGATGTATTATTTCCAACGACCGACTGCCATCCATCTTCCACCAATTGTAGCACCCTTTTCTATGCTCTCATCGCCATTAGTTTTCATTGGTTTAGCTTTTATACCGTCTATCGCTTCCGACCAAAAGACTAAATAATAGCCATGTACATACCAATATTTACAATACGATATAGAGTAATTTGAATCGATGAAATGACATGGGAATGTAATCTGAATTTCTACGGAAGCATCTTCCGTGTAATATGCTCCCCACTGAATAAGCGTGCCATCTGGAAATTTTATGTATCCATTTCCGCTTTCTGTTACACCTATTGGCAGTCTTACCATAATACATCACTTGTCATGCTATCTATATAGCTGACACCACCCTTCTGTGGGTGCAGGAAACTACATCCTGCTCCCCCTTTTGGGATTGTAAAGAGACGGTAAAATCCGCCCCCCCCCCGACTATTTATAGCTAATTGTTTCATATTTGTTTCCTCCTTATTTTGTAAAATTCGTTGGCATAGCTGGCTTTCCTGCTGTTACCCATTCTTGATAATTTCCTTCTGTTATACTTTCATTTGCTACATGCGAGATATAAAAACCATTACCGTTAAGCACTTGATCCAGTGTCACATCATTGCTGATACGCACCTGCGATGCAGGCACTTCTATTGCCAGGACTTTCCCGTCTGTAGTTTTAAACTGCACTGCTACATATGACGGGTTAGCTGTTCTCGCCGTAGTTGCAAGCACCTGATCTTGTGTAACACTATCTAATTTGATTGCTGTAGGGCCTGTATCGCCTTTATCTCCTTTGGGCCCTGTTGCTCCTTGCGCAGCCATTTTAACCCAATATGTTGCATTCGTTGGGACAATCGTAGTGGATGACGTATGTGACTTCAGGCATCCATACATCGCCCCACTGTAGGCTACGGTATCGATCTGTGTGCTATCACACCTATAAGCCTTTCCCGACGCCCAGGCTCCCTGGTTCTTATAGGATGCCCCCTGTACCCCTTGTGGCCCGACTGACCCCTGTGCTCCAGTATCTCCCTTAACCCCCTGGATACCCTGATCTCCTTTATCGCCCTTGTCTCCTTTATCTCCTTTCGGACCTTTAAAATTACCTACCAATACCTTTGGCATATCGTCACCTCCTAATCTGGGATAACCATGTAGATATTGTTATTCGCATCAACCTCAAAGCCAGGTGGTGCAGTCGCATCAGAATAATTGCAATAGAGATTACCTGCAGCATCTCCTGTAAATGCAATCATACCGTTTGCTAGTGTAATGACACCATCTGCTCCCTTATCGCCTTTATCTCCCTTAGGGCCAGGGATACCTTGGATGCCCTGTGCTCCTGCCGGTCCTACACTTCCAGCGATTCCCTGTATCCCCTGTGGTCCGACTGGTCCCTGAATTCCCTGTGCGCCAGTAAATTCACCGCTCTCTAGTCTCCTTTTGATATCGTCGATTACTGCCTGCGCATCAGATATGACCTTATCAGTACGTTCTTTAAAATCATGATTGAATATCTGAGTAAACAAGGACAATGCAACGTCTTCCCAGCCTGGTTCTCTTGGGGCATTCGTAGCCTGTGGATTGAGTGACTGCGTGATGTAAAATTCCACCGGTGACGTTGGGATGCGGATCATATCTTTCTCTGAACCTTTATAAGCACACATTGAGATATAAAGGTTTCCTTCTTTTTCAAACGCTCCACGTGGTAAGGTCAGTACACTCTTGGCCGTATCAAATTCCAGTACACCAGTCTTCACCATATCCCTATCGTGGCAGTACAGCCACAAGAAGGAATAGCCATCAAAAAAGTTGTCAGTAAACTCGACCGACAGCTGCAGGTTCTCAGCATATTGATATGCGATTTCGGTATTGTCATTTCGTAATATAGTTCCATACTGTTTTATTTTCCCGATTATGACACTCTCCATTTAATCACCTCCTGTTTATCCAATGCCTGTAATTAAACCACCTTTGACATTGATTTTTGTTCCACTTCCGTCGTAAAAGTATCCACTCCAACCGCTCGACACCTTTACTTCTTGAGCGTTTAAAGATATCGTCCCACCATTTGAAGCTGTCAACGAGATATCATTACCTGCAATAGTGACACCTGCATTAGACGTTTCCAGACTTGCGCTTCCCTGACCATGAACACGTACCAAGCCTTTACCATTCCGTATTATGCATCCAATGTAATCTTGGAAACTATTAGACATGAATATGTTTGTTTGAGTTTCGCTGCTTGCCGACAAAAACACTTGACGTCCTACTCTTAAATCTGTCCCTACGTTTATTGTTGTTTCTCCCTCGATTGTACCGCCTTTTATTTTCCCCGCAATTTCAGCATTTGTTGCTTTCAATCCATTTGCAGAGACATTCCCATCCGCATCCACATTAAAGTTGTTACCATTTGTAATCCGGATGCCTCTTAATGTTCCGGCTGTTATGAAATCTGCATTAAAATTCCCATCAATCGTCCATGCAGAGACATAGGGACCAGCCCACCCCTGTTGGCTGAATGCGATTCCGCCCAGATTCATACGGACGCAATATTTTGCATTCTCTTTTGGCAACGCATCCAGAATATAAATTTCATTTTCTGTTATGTACACATGTCCATTCCTAGCCCATGTATTGATAAGCTCGTTTGCTTTCTCTTGAGCTTGCTGCAGGATGGAACCAGTTATTTTCTGACCGTCTTCGCCTACAGCTGATATGATGTTGTCGATTTGGCTTTCGATTCTTTCTGGCTCATCAGGATATCGTTGCACATTTACAACACGATGTATAAGTTCAATCCCCTTTTCCGGATTTATGATACAATGCACTGTATGACGCAAAGCGAGATTGATGTAAGTATACCTATCATCCACTTCTGCCAGGTCCTTTATATCGATTGTATAACTTCCAATAGGCATAGCTAATTCTTTAACCTTTTTTATTGCATCCGCCATAAAATTTTCTTTAACATCATAGCGCTGATCAGACCATCCTCCCACTAATACATCGGATGTATAATCAAAACACTCCACATACGGCTTCCCGTTGTTGATGTCTGAAAATGTCATATCTTCCTTGCCATAGCAGTACAGCCTCGTCACACGCTCTGTGCTGGATTCCTTGTAGGAAATGCCGGTCATGTTAAGCTCTGGTGTTACATAAGCACCTGTATCAGCTGAATCATTTGGATCTACTACATAGATTGTCTTGCTTAAACAATCGATATCGTACCAGACGTTGTATATGTCACGACAGCGTATCAATATATCGTATCCATTACATTTTTCAGAATCAGGAGTTCGTCTGATATCACGTATATGTGCATTTATGATCGACCACCCTGCAGGTTTTATGTATTCAAGTACATCAACAAGTAACTTCGTGGATAATGCAGGGATATCGCTACATTTAAAGTAAAACTCCTGTTTCCATTCCTGCAAATTCAATTCGCCTGTTATGGTGGCTATAGTCGACGGAAGGTTAATTCCAGTAACGAGATATTCGTTATCGTCCGTTCGGATTAACATTTCGGTTTTTATTTTGTCAAACAATGGATGCGTTTTTGAGATATCAAAGGATAGTGTTTCAGCTCCATTCTCCGACTTACTGATATAAAACTCACTGTACCCCGTGATTGGTGTCCATTCATTATCTATTTTTATCGCAAGCATTTATGCACCTCCTACAGATATACCGGGCTGTAATACATCACCACATCAGCATTTGTGTTGCTTACCGTAATGATGTGGTCGCCCGGTTCCAAGCTCGGAAACTTGGTAAACATTGCATCAGAATATTTGTTTTTGCCATCCTCGGTTATAAGCATGCTCTCACCATCCAGGATTATCTTCTTACCGGTATGGATATTACGTATCGTATATCCTCCTACTGTGATCTCTCCATTGTAATGGGGGGTTATCTCATAGCGGATACCGGCTTTATACGCTCCTTTAATCGTTATCATATTATCGGTACGTGTTAGATTAAAGCGCCGCTCTGAACCTTTCTTTATGACGGATAAAGGGTATGTTATCTCGTAATTACAAGCACCCAAGTGTTTTACTTCTGGTTGGCCAGATAAAATGCAATCGTATCGGTAACCATCTTCTATGTCAATCATAGAGCGTTGTCTCAATTCCTGCATGAAACGTCCTGGGTTGTCATCGTTATCAAACACAATAACAAGATTCATTGGTTTTGGTTCGATTGATTCAGAAATCATCGTATGCCGATAGTCTATGGATTGTATGGTTCTGGAAAGAGAAGGAGGCATATATGTGAATGAAACAAATATACCGCCGTACATTTCCAATCGTTTTTCATTTATCCTCATACCCTACCTCCATCCGAGCTCTTCTGAAATGTCATTCACAGTGGCGTGCGCAAACTCTTTGCCATTGATATAAAGAGGTACATTAAGCGTAACGACACCAGCGTTCCCCTTACCATAGATTTTCTGTGCTGTATATTCCTCGTTTTCTTTTGCGGTAAGCACACGTTCGCCTTTATGCAACCGCGCATTGTATCCATCATAAGGGACATAATCAAAACCCGTCGCGTATTGTGAAACCCACTTGCCAGCTTGGTTTGTAGGTCTTTCATAAACCTTGGAATACTTCTCA